TCACTCCGCGCCGGCCGTAATCAGGTGGTTGGTAATCAGCACCAGGTCGGCCCGGATGTCCTCGGGGATCAGGTTCCAGACGGCCATGATGGTCGCCTGGATTGTCGGCAGGATCGAGCCGACCGCCTCCTGCACGGACGCCCAGCCGGACGTGACCGACTCGGTGACGGCGGCCATGCCGTCCATGACCGCCGTCGCCGTGTCGGCCACCCACTGCGTGACGGTGCCCAGCATCCCGCCGGTCGCGATGTCGAGGATGGCGACGATGCCGTCAAGGTTGGCTTGGAATATCTCCTTGACCCGTTCCCAGGTCCGCGCGAATAGTTCGGCCAACGTTTCCATCGCGCCGCTCAGGTCGCCCGTTAGTAGCTGCATGAACGCGCGGACCAGGCTGCCGACGATATCGAGCGCCCCGCCGATGACGTTGGTGATGATCCTCCAGGCCGACTGGACGATGGTGACGAGGTTGGCCCCGTGCGTCTCCCACAGCCGGACCAGGTTGGTCAGCACCTGCGCCCCGACCTGGGCGATTAGCGGCCAGTTCTGCTGGAACCAGGCGACGATGCCGCCGACAAGATCCATGAACGATGCCGAGAGGCCGCGCCACGCGTCGCCGGCCAGCCGCACGAAATCCAGAATCAGCGCCGTTGCCGCCGGCCCGAACACGCTCTCCAGCATCTCGGACACGGCGGCCATCGAGTCCCCGCCGGTGAACAGCGCGAAGAACGCCTGCACCAGCGCGATGATCTCCGGCAGGGCCGCCCTGATCTGGCCGAACACGGCCGCCAGCGTCTCGCCCAGGCTGGCAATCGCCGCCGCGACCATCGGCCCGTACTCGGCGGCAAGCGGGATCAGCATGTTGACGAACTCGGTCAGGCCGTCCACGCCGAGCTTCAACGACGGCAGCAGCGCCAGCCCGAACGTGATCGCCAGCGTTTCGAGCGACCCCTTCAACTGCTCCAGCGACCCGCTCAGGTTGTTTAGCCGTTCGGCCGCGACCGACTGCGCCGTGACCTTGCTCATCGCCGCCGCCATCTCCGCGAAGCCCTCGGCGCCTGCCTCGGCCATCACGGCGGCTGCGCGGATCGCGTCGGAGCCGAACATGGTTTCCAGCGTCGCGATCTGCTGCTCCTTGGTCATGCCGCGCAGCGCGTCCTGAAGAACCTGGGAGATATCCGCGAACGACTTTGCCTTCCCCTCGGCGTCAAAGAACGCGTTGTTATAGATGCCGAGTTTCTCGGCGGCCTTGACCCACGCCTTTTCTTGGTCGGTGGTCATCTTCTTGACGCCGTCCCAGCCGGTGACGGCCTTCTTGAGGACGTCTTCGGCGTCCTCCATCGACGCATTCGCCGGGTCGAGGCCGAGTTTCGTGAAGGCTTCCATCGCCTTCTGGGTATTCATCGTCGTGATGCCGAGGTCGCGGAACAGGTCGATCTGTTTGTTCGATGACGGAACCAGATTCATGAGCATCGTTTTGAGCGACGTGCCCGCATCCGACCCCTTGATGCCGGCGTTGCCCATCACCGCGATCGCCTCGGACAACGACTCGAAGCTGATCCCGACCGTGGCCGCGACGGCGCCCGCCGCCGAGAGCGAGAACTTGTAGTCGTTGACGCCGATGGCGCTGGCGTTGGCCGCGCCGGCGATCACGTCCGCGACGTGGCCCATTTTCTCGCCTTCGATGTTGAAGACGTTCATGGCGTTCGACGCGATCTCGGCCGCCTCGGCAACCTCGATGCCGCCGGCCGCCGCCAGGTCGAGCGCCGCCGCCGCCGCGCCGCCCAGGACGTCCTCAATCGAGACGCCGGCCTTGACTAGTTCCTCGATGCCGGCTGCCGCCTCTTTGGCCGAGAAGGACGTCTTGGCCCCGAGGTCGAGCGCGGCCTGCTGCAACGCAGCCATCTCGCCGGCCGACGCGCCGCTGACGGCCGAGATAGCCGACATCTGCTTCTCGAAGTCCATCGCGGACGACACCGACGCCGCCAGCCCGGCCCCGACGCCGACCGCCGCCGCCGCCAGCGCGGTCATGGCCGTGCCGGCCACGCTGGCGACGGCCGAGCCGAAGCCGCCGACCTCCTTATTGACGCCCGCCAGGACCGACGATGCCTGATCCTTGGCGGTAATCATGATGGCGAGATCGGCGGTTGAGGCCATCGGTCCCCCTAGGTCTTGGGCGGGTGCTGGATCTTCTGGGCGGTGTCGAGCAGTTGCAGCGCCTGGAGCACCGGCGCAATCGGCACGGCGTCCGGCCCCTCGAAGTCGTGCAATCTGTAGCCGGGGAAGCGGCTACAGATCACGGCGCGCGTGTAGAGCCAGCGGAGCCGGGGCGAGGGCTGCGCGCCGGGCATGTCCCCCACCCACCGGGCGAACTCCGCTAACTCTCGTTTGGGACCGACGCCGAGCCGCCGAACGCCGCGACGACGGCCATGAACTCGGCCGGGCGCAACTCACCCAGCGCCTCGGTGATGGTCGCGCCCGGTAGGCTGGTGGCGATCACGACGTGGCGCATCAGCCGTAACAGCTTCGGCATCGCTTCGACCATTGCCGAGCCGTCATCCTTGCCGGACGCGACGATCTGCTGCACGGTGTCGATCGTCTCGAAGTCGGCCATCCGTAGTTCGGCGGTGTCGATCTTGACCCACTGCCCCGCCAGCGGGGCGCCCAGGTCGATCCTCGGCAACTCCGGCCGAGGATCGACGCTCGCGTCTGCCATAGCTTCCCTCCCCAGGGTGCTCGGGTTTACGTGACGGTGACGGCGCCGGTTAGCTGGTGCGTGACGGTGAGCATCACCATGTCGGCTACGCTGATCGGCGTCGAGACGCCGGTGACGATGGTTTCGACCGACGTGGTCCGCACGCCGTCCGACCACTTCAGCGTTCCGCTGACGCCGAGCCGGCTCATCATGAACTGGTAGGTGCCGGCCGCGCCGGTCGAGTTGTCGTACATCATCTCGTGCGTCACGGAGTCGCCGCCGAGCAGCCCGGCCGTGAACTCCTTGTAGTCGTCGCCCAGCGTGGTCGTGTCGTGCGTCTCCGCGCTAACCGTGAAGTCGAGCGATTTGGTGAACGCCAGGAACGCGGCGGTGCTGCCGGCGGTGTCGTCAACGTCCAGGATCGTAAGGTCTTTCCCGTGGAGGCGCGACAATGTAGTATCCTTTCCGTGCTATAATCACGGTAAGTATTTCACTTGCCGTGAGGTAGCCCGTGGCCCGGAAGTACACCCCGAAGCCGGAAGAGATCCCGAGCGGGATCTGCGAATGCGGCTGTGGCGAGCCGACGCCGTTAGCCCCTCGAACCTTCACGCAATGGCGTTGGTTCTCAGGGCACCCGAAGCCCTACATCAAGGGGCACCACGCAAAGAACAATCACCTGAGCAATCGCGGCGTAGATCACCCCCGCTGGAAGGGCGGGCGCGTCTATCGCCGTGGTTACGTGATGCTCTACCTCCCCGACCATCCGGGGGCCGACTCGAAGGGATACGTTGCGGAGCACCGCGTTGTCTGCGAGCAACGGATGGGACGGCCGCTCCGTTCGGAGGAACACGTCCATCACATCAATGGCATCAAGGACGACAACGCCCCGGAGAATCTTGTTGTCTTGACGGCTCGCGACCACCAATTGGCCCACCTTGACCGGACGCTCCGCAACTTCAAAGCGGCCACCCTGGCAGACCCGGAGCGGCATTCAAAGGCCGGGAGGAAAGGGGCCGAAGCCCGCTGGCGTCAGTAGCGGGCGAATCCCGCGACCCAATCGACCACGCCGGCGCTGCTGTTGGTCAGCGAGTAGCGAAGGTACCGCTTGACGGTGCCGGCGACCTCGATCGTCTCGGCCCCGGTGCTGCTGCTGTTCGTGAACGACACCAGCGCCGAGAACGACGTGTCGTCGCTGCTGTGCGCGATGGTGAACGCCCAGGTGCCGGTCACGCTCATCACGTGCAGGGTGCCCCTGCCGCCGTTGGCCGACTCGCCGCCGTTGTCGAGCGTCGCGCCGGTGCTGCTGGCCGTGGACGACGAGAGCGGGTGCAGCAGCCGGCCGACCGCGCCGGCCCGGCCGTTGCCCTGGAACTCGGCCGAGAGCTTGACCAGGTCCGCGATGTTGACCGGCGTCGACCGCTGGGTGACGATCGCCTCCGACCCCAGGAACCCGGCGTCCCCGACCCCGTCTGCCGCGCCGTCGAACCACGACAGCACCGCGTCGCCGCTCGCCGTCGAGCCGAATGCCGCCTCGACCTGGGACGCGAACCCCGACGACGCGTTGTCGTAGAACCCTTCTATCGAGCCGGTCCAGCCGCCCAGGCCGCTCGTCGACTCCTTCCAGCCGCTCGACGCGAACGTGGTCACGTCGTGGACGTCCACCGTCACGTCGGTGTTGACGCTCGCGACGTGGCCGCTGATGTCTCTGCCGTCCAGGTAGACCCGGACGTCCTTGCCGTGGGAACGTGCCACGCCATCACCCCCTTTATTGCCAGACCTGCACGTCGAAGATCGCGCCGACGTACTCGATGCCGATGCCGAGATCGAGGACGCCGTAGTCGCGCCAGCCCTCGACGTTGAGCGTCGAGACGATCCCGCCGAGCGTGCGGTCCCCGCGCAGCGCCGCGTTGATGCTCAGTGTGCCGGCCGCCGCCAGGTACGGGTCGAGCGTGTCCTGCCCGCGCGCCATCCCGGCTTGGGCCGGGGCCGCGACCAGCACGACCTCGAAGCGCCAGGATTGCTGGTTCGACAGCGTCTCTTGGATCGGGTCGCGGATCGGGCGCACCAGCGCGGCCGGCGCGTTGACCGTGTCCGGCCAGACGTCGTGCGCCCGTAGCCCGGAGATCGTCGCGAGCCGCGCCTTCAGCCCGTCGCGCACCGCCGCCAGTTCAGCCACGGAACTTTGCCTCCACGGCCCGTGCCGCCTTGTCCACCGCCGACGCGAACGAGCCGCGCGCCCGGCCCACCGACGACTTGAGCCAGTCGCGGTGGTGGTGCTTCGGGCTGAACTCCAGCAACTTCGGATAGCCGTAGCCGCGGCTGGAGAGCGCGCCCACCCGGACGGCCGCCCAGAGCGGTTTGGCCCCGCCGTTGACCTTCGGGGTGATGGACCCCTGGAGCTTGCCGGACAGGCGCGGGGCGCCGGCCCTGGCAGAGGCCGCCGCCGCCTCGCCGATCTCGGTCAGCGCCGCCTTGCCGGCCGGCTCGTATAACTCCGGCGTCAGCTTCCGCAGCAGTTCGTCCAGCCCCTCGACCACGACCGTCCGCGAGGCGCCGCCCTTGCCCGCCATCAGGCCACCGTGATCCGGCGCAGCGGCCCGAGCATCGCCTTGACGTCGGGGTCCAGTTGCGCCGCGAGCTTGATGGTTCCCATGTCCAAGCTGCCGGCGATGCCGAACGGCGAGTCCCGCCGCCGGAAGATCCGGCTGACCTGGATCAGGCACGCCTCGCGCACCACGTCAGGGGCGGCCGTCGAGTAGCCCCATCGCCCCGTCACCTTGACGCCGCGCCGCAGCCGGGGCGGGAATGAGTAGGACGCCAGCGGCGCCGCGTAGATCGCGCTGTACGGCAGCCCTTCGAGTGACGAGTTGACCGGCTCTAGCTCGTAGTCGGTGCTGCTCCAGGTGCTCTCGAACACCCGATCCCCGTTGTAGTCGGTGTGCAGGTTGGTCACGCTCAGGATGTCGCCCACGTCTACCCGCTCATCCGAACAGGCCGTGAAATACCTCACTTCGTCGGCGGTGCTGGTGTAGAAGCGGCGCCCCGTCCAATCGTCGATATTCCTGCTGACGGCCCGGACGATTGCCTCTAGCCGGGCGTCGTCAACCTCGTCGGTCGATGCCGTGATGCCGGCCTGCCGGCGCGCGTCGACCAGGGTCGCGTAGGCGTTGCTGGTGCTGCTCACGAGAACCTCGACTCCCGCACGTTGAACTGACCTTCAATCGCCGCCTGCCCGGTGCCGGTGCTCCAGAAGCGCACGTCGTGGACGCCGGCCGTCGAGGCGGTCCAGTCCACCCGGTAGACGCCGGTGCTACTCGAATCCTTGGCGAGTTGGGTGTCGGTCCCGTAGAGGTAGGACGTGAGCGTCCCGCCCGGCTCGCGGATCGACGCCCGCACGGCGGTCGGGTCCAGGCCGCTGCTGTTCTGGGTAAACGTGGCCGTGAGCCGCACGACCTGGCCGAGTGTGTAGCTGTTCATGGCACCCGATCATCCGTGAGAGTGGCGGCGGTGATGGCCGCGTCCGCGATGCTCGCGCCGGTCCTGGCGGCGTCGCTAATGGCCGCGTCGGTCCGCGCCGCGTCCGACAACGACACCCGGCCCGGCCCGGTCGCGACGCCGCCGGTGATGATCTGCGACGCCAGCGAGCCGACGAACGAGAGCGCCC